CTACTTGCTAACCACGAGCGGCAAATCCAGTGTTGGTGTGATTTTTGTTTTACGATCGTAAATCAACACCTGATTTTCTGTTTTATGCCCGCTGAAAATTTGTTTGTCGCGACTGCTGCCTTCGTAATCTGAGATCCCCTTGGCTTTTATGTCGTGAAAATTGCACCCGAACGGAACGCCAACTTTTTGCTCGGCTGCGCGTTTAGCCTGATTCCACCAGTTATTCAGCGTTTTAGCTATGACTTTCCCGCCTTTGGTTGTATTGATCACATATTCGCATGTACAGGAAGATACATTTCGGGCTAACTGGATCGCTGTACGTAATCGCGGTGACCATTCCTTGATTTGTTTGGTGCCGGTTTTGTTTTGCTCAATGTAGATCCCTTTATCCATAATATCCTGCCATTTCAACTCAAGCACATCACCGAGTCTTGCCGCACAGAGATAGGAAATCTCCATTGCAATGCGTAACTGTGGAATTGCTTCCGCATATATCGCCGCATACTGTTCATCGGTGATGTAAACAGTGCGGGCTTTAAGAGAGAATTTTCTGACTCCTTTGCATGGGTTATTCTTCACATACCCACGCTCATATCCCCACCCGTATACTCGACTCAGGCTTGCCAGTTCATGATTTGCCTGGGTCTTGCTCTCAAGCCCTCGTTTATCCATGAAAATTCTTACCTGCTCAGTTTTGACATTATCAGCAAGCACTTTTCCGAATACCATCAGCAACGCCTTCTGATGTTGTCGATAATCTTTTTGGGTTCGGGGGGCCAGTTCTGTAAATGCAGGGGAGTCCATAAACATGTGCCATAATTTAGCTACGGTCATTATGTTGTGGAGTTTTGCTTTTTCCAGTTCATAATTTTGCCAGACTTTAGCTACGCTGGTTTTCCGCACTCTTCCTAGCCCTATACTTCTTGTACTTCCTTCGGGTTTCCACACGTAACTGTAACCATTCGATCTAACCCGCGGTGGCAGTACATTATCTTTTTTATTTTTTCTTGGTCTTCCCATTGTTCAGCGCCTCAAAATCGGGTTCAGCAGAAACCAGTTCAGATGTTTTTGGCATCGTTGTCAGACCGTGTGGAATATCCCTGCGGAGAACTATGGGTTCGTTTTTAGGGCCGATTACAAATGGGATGCCGTGCAGTCTTAACTGGTGTTGCTGTTTTGTGTATCGCTCGTATTTCGTGATCTCTTTAATCTCTGCTGGAGATAGAGTTAATTCGTACATGTGGTCACGTGCCTTTACAGCATGACCGCCGCCACTATAGCTGGTGGGCGGCGATATGGGTTGAACATTAAAAATCAGCCTGACTCGGGAGCAGTTTTTGCCAGATGGCTGAAACGTATTTCGCCTGGTAACGTGCATCGTTCAGAGCGTTATGGCGTTCACCTTCGAATGGAATAGTCGTTCTTGCGTCGAAATCCATCACCAGTCCCAGAGCAACCATCGTTCTTACATCGCGATCATTGGTGTAACGCCACGGGCAGGGGATCCCCTGCCGTTCATATGAACGGCGTAAAATCACGTTGTCGAAAGTTGCACCGTCACCCCAGACCTGAACAAAAAATTCACCGGAGTTTTCGTCGATAAATTCCCGCAATTGTAACAGTGCATCATCTAACGGGATTTCATCGGTCATAATGGCAGATTGCGCTTCGCGTGATTGCTTAAGCCACCATTTAATGGTGTCCCGATCAATGACTCCGCCAGCAGTTTCCAGATCGATAGTCTTACTAAATTCCGGTCCCATATCTCCGGTTTGCGGATCGAAAAATATTGCACCTATTGAGATGATCGGGGCATCAGGATTTTTTCCCATGGTTTCAAGGTCGATCATTAGATGGTCACACGTCCTGCTGGTGGATGTGATAACGTGATGACCGTTCACCGTAATTAAGGGATCTGCCGTCTCGCCAGTTTCACTATCGCTGGCGTGATCCTGAGCGCTACCAGCATTCTCCTTGTGTGGATGTTCAGCGCCTTCCATTTCCTTCGGATCATTTTCCTGAACTTCAACCTGATTCTCTTCATCGAATGTTTCCTGGTATGTTGCGTCACCCATCACCGCGCCACAATCAGGGCAGTTGCCGCCACCGCTTTGACCGCAGGCGGTGCAGACTTTTTCCGGTTCCTGTTGCGCTACTGGCTCAGGTTGTTTCGTTTCTGGCTCGTTTTGTAACGCATTTGGGCTGTTTTGTTCCGCTTTCTGGCTGTTTTGTTCCGCTTTCTGGCCGTTCTGTTCCGTTTCTTGCTGGTTCTGATTCACTGAATCGCGGGTTTCAATCCCCTTCACCCATTTCGGATCATTCGGGTCGCTAATCCCTGCAACAAATTCACCACGTGATACAGCAAGCAACTTATTGGCGTCAGGCTGGCTGATATTGGCTGCCTGCATAATTTTGTTTACTTCGTCAGCGGTAACTTTTACCGGCTCTGGTTGTGCGATCGTGTCAGATGCACCAGTATTTTGTTGTGAACCTGAGTACGTGCCGTTTTTACGTGCGAAGTATTCCTCTTTTGTGATTTCCGTAGCTCCCAGGGCCAGTGCTTTTTCCAGACCAGAAAATTTGTTTGCGCGACCGTATTTTTCGCCGTCCTTATCGGTGAAAAGGAAGTAGAACGGTCCCTCACGCTCTACAGATGGTTCGTCTTCCACTTCGCATTCGGTTTTTTCGTTGTCCGGCATTGCCGTTTCCACTGCATCAGTTTCTGGTACTGGCGACGAGAGAGTATCAGTTGCGCTCTGATTTCTTCCTTCATCTTCAAACACGCCCTTTGTAGTCAGGTATTCAGTAATGTATTTGTTCAGTGCCACAGGGTCTTTGTGAATGTCGATCGGACGTTCACGGACAAGGCCAAAAATAGTCTGGCGGTCGTAGCGAAGGGCATCAGGCTGTTTGCGCATTGATGCCGAGATACGCTTCCAGTCTTCGCGGTCGTTGTCGATAACTTCATTTTTTGCCCAGCGATGGATGCTGCCGTCAATGTTTCCGGCATCCACATCACCAGGCCAGAGAGCGTAGGCCAGTTCGTCATCCAGTGTTTTCCATGTCTGCTTGTATTCGCGATGAATGGCAGCAATGACCGGGCTGATTTTTCCTGTTGAATTTTCACTGTGCTGTTGATTGGTTCTGGCGCGGGCGAGATCAACAACAGACGTGTATTTTCCGGTTTCCTTGCGTTCACCTTCGCGACGTTTTTTCCAGATGCGCATCTCTGCCTGAATTTCGGGCCATTTGGCACCAGGCTTACATTTATGCTTAACCCACCCGATGGCATGCAGCTTAAGCTCCGGATACATGGCGTTAACTTCTGGCATTTTCATCAACGCTTCAACGATATGTCCGTCGAATGTTGCCATGTCTTCCTGCAACAATTCCTGTGCGTTAATAACCATATCAACGGTGATGTTTTCACATGTGTCGAACTTAACCATGACAGCGTTCTGTACTTCAGGGGACAGCTTGTCAAAATTGACGTTCATCGGATCGGATTCTGGTTCGACCGGAATAAAGGAAGCGGATTCCTCATCCCAGCGGTTTTCCTGCATATATTCAGCATCCCAGGAATCGAGGGCAGGGCGGGGTATACCGGGTTTATCCTCGCAGACAAGAAATTTATAAGCGCAGTCCTGAGCAGCCGGATAATGTTCCAGGAATTGCCAGTGAAATTTTGCGCGGGCGCGACGTTCATCACCGGCTTCAATGGCAGTGGCTACAGCGACGGCACCTTCTTCCTTTATTGCCTGTTCGTCCGGAATGGCGGCGCAAATAAAGACTTTACTCATTTTGTTTTAACCTCATTACAGATTTCAGGGTGAACGAATCCCTGCCATTGCTGGCATTTTTAATCCGTTGGTATGGCGTTAATATGGCTGGCGGGTTATCCAGCCGGTATTTCGTTATTCAGGTTCAGCGATACTTTTTTTAACGGGAGGCATTCACCGGGGATTTTTTGTTCGTCCCTTACCTGAATGCAGGATGACTTACTGTCATAAATTCCGGTAATCACATTTTGTGGCTCACCCGTTATAAGAAAAACGGTCATCACCAGTGCAAATGCTGAAGTCACTGCTGTTCTCCGATAATACCAAGTTCAAGAAGGGCAATTCTGGAAAGTATGGAATTATCATTGAGAAGATAAGGTTCATATTTTCTCATCTTAATGGCATCTTCCGTAAACTCCCGGTTACTGAGCAGAACACCAATATCAAAACAACCTTCAGACGTATTAACGTTTGGTAATAACGTTTCCATTATCGCGTCCTCAACAATGAATTTTGTGATGCGGTGCCTGGTGCCTCCAGGTGACGTTAACCAGTTAACAATTAACGCCGGATACAGAGAATCCACCCATAACACTGTTTTTGGTTTTAACTGTTCCGCGTGCGCTCAGCCGCATTCACCACATCACAAAATTCACTTTAAAAAGGGCGGCAGAGCAGTCACGGAGTAAAACTGATACCGCCAAACGTCACCAGAAAATTGATAACAGAGGGCGTTGCAGCGGGGTTGTCACTTAAGCGTATGGTCAACCTGACAACCCGGTGTCCTCAACGGGGAAGGAATAACCCCGCCATACTTACCGCCGCGCCATTTCGCGGGTTGCCACAACCGGAAGCGCACGGTCGACGAAAATTTAACGACAGGCTATCTATGAACCAGCTACCTCGCCGTGCGCTTTCGCTTTATGCCCTAACTTTTCAGGGACATATCCTTTCAGTAAACTGTCAGTGCCGGATGTTCACCCGTGTCCGGCGCACGCACTCCACCTGACCCGTGGAGAACTCCTTAATTACCAACCTTAGCTTCGTTGGTTAGCTATTAACGCGGGTATGTAACCATTCTGGCAATGCTTAATGCCGCTGCTTTTTCCAGCCTGGTGATATCCTGCTCCAGAGCGGACAGATTTTCAGCCTGCTTAGTCCTGGCTTCATTGGCCCATTTCAGATCCTGCACTGCATTAATTTTCTGGCGCATCCACTCATAAAGTTCATCATCGGTATAGTCTGGCGCGATGATGACGGGTTCTCGTTTCTGCATACTGATTCCTCGCGGTGCTGTTTCGCTTATCAGCCGTTAGATTTTGCCGAACTGGAAAGCGCCTGTTTAAATTCGTTGAAGCTGAGAGTTTCTTCGCCTTCGGCAAGACCATCGAAGTATTCTTCGTAAGCCTTTTCCATGATTGTGTCGAAATCCATATCACTCACCTGAGTTTCTTTCCAGCCAGCGACGGGCACCATTTTCGGTTTTAAACGTTTTGCTTTTGGTATACGTCATCGCGGTGAACGTGCCGTCCTGGTTGGGAAACACGCCGCATACCAGAGATTCGTTGTTGCCAAGATCGATAGTATCCATGCTGACCTCATTTCCCCTTAACGCCAGGGTAGCGGAACTGTTTGCTGAGAACACCGTGCGGTGTCTTGATGAGTAGAATTTAGAATAACCTAAGAATTGTGGTCAAGCTTTTTGTGTAGAAAAACCTAAGTTTTTTGATGTAAAAAACACAAGCATTTGAAAGTTTATGCTTTTTATTACAGAGAGTGGCGAAAAAAAGGGAGGGGGTTATTTATTTGCGCTTCTTTTGCGAGCTTTGAGTAGTTCTTCAAAAAGTTTGTTGAAATTCTCAACTCGAGCACGCATCTCTGACAACAGAGCCTTTTGCTCTGACTCAGGCAGTGCGTCGAACAGTTGAAGCAACTCTTTTTGATCTTCTGTCAGATTAACTGGCTGATTATCTGGGATCGGTTCGCCTGGTTGCTTATCTTCATCTCCAAAAAGAAGCCAAGTCGGCGAGCACTGAAGCGCCTGGCTCAGTGCGAATAATCTCTTCCCCGCTGGCTGTGTTTCATCTCTTTCCCATTGAGAAATTGTTACGTGAGCCACTTTGACCAGCTTACCTAATGCGGCCTGAGACAGTTTTAATTTTTTACGCCTGTATAAGAGGCGAGCACCGAAGGTTTCGTTTTTCATATTAGGTAATTCTAATTTTTCTTGACTTAGGTTTCTCTACGATCTAGTTTCCTTAGGAAAATCTAAGGAGTTCGATATGTTGAAAATTGATGCTATAGCGTTTTTTGGCAGCAAAACAAAGCTTGCCAATGCCGCAGGAGTTAGGCTGGCAAGCGTTGCTGCATGGGGGAAACTGGTTCCTGAAGGTCGCGCGATGCGTCTACAGGAGGCATCCGGCGGGGAACTTCAGTACGACCCCAAAGTTTATGACGAATATCGTAAGGCAAAGCGGGCGGGGCGGTTGAACAATGAAAATCACCCCTGAACAGGTTTGTGAGGCTCTGGATGCCTGGGTATGTCGACCAGGAATGACACAGGAGCAAGCGACGATATTAATCACGGAAGCATTCTGGGCTCTGAAAGAACGCCCGAACATCGATGTTCAACGCGTCACGTTTAATGATGGCGAGGTTGATCAACGGGCGCTGGGCGTTAACCGGGTGAAGATATTCGAACGCTGGAAAGCTATCGACACCAGGGATAAGCGGAAAAAATTCACGGCGCTGATTCCGGCAATTATGGAGGCTATCCGAATTAGTGATTTCAGGTTGTATCGTGAGATCAGTGATGGAAAAAGCATTACGTACATGATCGCCGGATTAAACAAAGAATATGGCGATGTGGTGGAGTCCGGGCTGCTTTTTGCGGATCCAGCTGTTGTGGAACGTGAGACTGACGAGCTTATAGAAAAAGCTATTGCTTTCAAGCATGCGTATCGTCAGCAATATCAATATTACTTTGCAGATAAACAAATGTCTGCCAGGGGTTTGTATGAGTATCGATGCACTACGATGGGCTAAAAAGGTGAAAACCGGCAGTTCATCCAGTAAGTCTGTATTGACCTGGCTTGCTGATATGTGCGGTGCCGATTTGTGTGCATACCCGTCTGTATCTGCACTGGCAGAAGTAACGGAACTAAACAAAAAGACTGTGCAGGACAGCTTACGACACCTGATGGAGATTGGGTTAATTGTTGATACCGGTGAGAGAAAAGGCAGAACAAAGCAAATTGTGGTGTACCGACTTATCGGTGTAGAAGAAAGTGTTGCCGAGCCTGAATACACCCAAAAACGGGAGTCTTTAAAGGTGGGTAAAATTGGTGCTGTTAATAAAAACAGTACCGAAAATGGTTATGTTTCAGCACAAAACAGACCCAAAAACGGAACTCTTAGCTGCATGGAAAATAACCAAAGACACCCAAATTTTCCATCAAAGACACCCAAAAACGGATCACGGAACCCAAAGGAACCCAAAGATCTAAACCCCACACATAACGCACGCGAGAGTGCTCCGACCAGTGAGCAGGAAGTTTTGTCGTTACAGGCAGCACCCCTTGTATTCCTGGATGGCCTGAGCGAACCCATCGGAAAATTTCCGATGACCGATAGCTGGTATCCGTCACGGGATTTTCGACGACGGGCTGCGTTGTGGGGGATGGCTTTGCCGGAGACAGAATTTACACCTGCTGAACTTGCCGCCTTCCGGGACTACTGGGCAGCGGAGGGGAAAGTGTTTACGCAGATTCAGTGGGAGCAGAAATTCGCCCGTCACGTAAATCACGTCAGGGCGCAGGTTAAACCAGTCAGCAAGGGGGTAAACCATGCAGCAGCACCAGGTGGCACCGCATCACGGGCAGTTCAGGAAATTCGGGCAGCACGTGAGCAGTGGGAACGTGAAAACGGATTTATCAGCGACGGAAACGGTCTGGAAGCTGTGGGAGCTTATGGGGGAGGTGTATTCGAACCGCTGGACACAGAAGAACGGGGCCGCACCTTCGAAGCTCTGGATTGCCCAGATTGGCGCGATGACTGAACAGCAAATCCGGCTGGTCTGCCGTCAGTGCATGGACCGCTGCCGGGCGGGTGAAACGTGGCCCCCGGACCTGGCTGAGTTTGTTGCACTGATTTCGGAGAGTGGGGCAAATCCATTTGGTCTTACGGTGGATGCAGTGATGGAAGAGTACCGGCGCTGGCGCAATGAATCCTGGCGATACGACGGGAGTGATAAATACCCGTGGCCACAGCCTGTGCTGTACCACATCTGCCTCGAAATGCGTACCAGAGGGATTGAGCGCCAGATGACGCAGGGTGAGTTAAAACGACTTGCGGAACGGCAACTGACGAAATGGGCAAAGCATGTTGGTAACGGGATGAGTGTTCCGCCAGTGCGACGACAACTGGAAGGGGCGAAACACCCGCAAGGGCCAACGCCAATTGAACGGCTGAAACAGGAATACGAACGCCGGAAGGCAGCTGGTTTTATTTGAATCTGAGAAACGATTTTGTCGGAGGAAATTTTAATGGAAACCGTATTTGACGCACTGAAAGCAATGGGAAAAGCCACATCGGTAGAACTGGCCGCGCGACTTGATATCAGTCGTGAAGAGGTTCTCAACGAGCTGTGGGAACTCAAAAGAAATGGCGTCGTTGATAAAACTGGTCACACCTGGTTTCTGGCTGGCGAAGGTGAATCCCGGGTAACCGAAGAGCGGCCAGTAAAATCTGAAGCACAGGATATGCTGACCGGAGAGGTCGAACAAAAAGTTACCGCAGACATGATGATTGAGTTTATCGGTCAGGATGGTGCTAAAACGTGTGAGGAACTGGCGGGTAAGTTCGGCGTCAGTACTCGCAAGGTTGCCTCCACGCTGGCGGTGGTAACCGCAACGGGGCGGCTGGCACGCGTTAATCAGAACGGTAAATTTCGTTACTGCATGCCGGGCGATAATTTACCAGCAGAGCCGAAAGCCGCGCTGGTAACGGAAAGTGATGGTAAGGCCTTTCCTCAGCCAGCAGGTGCTGCGTTACCAGTCCGGGAAGCCGCAACACAGGAAGAAATTAAAACAGAAACTGTGGCGGACATTGTGCAGCCGTTGCCATCGTTTACCGAAACGCAAGCAGATGAGCTGATTTTTCCGTCCCTTCGCAGGGCAAACCTGGCGCTGCGCAGGGCGAAAAGTGATGTTCAGAAGTGGGAGCGAGTCTGCGCCGCGCTGCGGGAGCTGAACAAGCACCGGGATATTGTTCGACAGATTACTGATTCTTCCCGCCGTGTTGTATCGGAAAAGTGATTGCCGGAGGCGCTTATGGCAAAAGTATTTACACCAGAAGAGCGGGAAAAAATTAAAGGGCAGGTTGTTGAACTCGTACGCCAGAGTGGGCGCGAGACGTTACGACAACTGGAAACTAAAACTGGGGAAACAAGATATCTGATGAGCGTTCTGGCCAGAGAGCTGGTTGCCAGTGGCGATGTATACAACTCTGGTTACGGGTTATTCCCGTCTGAACAGGCGCGTAAGGACTGGCAAAATGCCCGCAAAAAACTCTCAAGGGCAAAGCTGAAGAAACCATCTGTGGTTGATCCGGACCTTATCTGGCTATTACCTGACGGAGAAATACGTCGCTACGACAGGCGTCAGAACATAATCTGTCGCGAGTGCCGGAAGAGCGAAGTTATGCAGCGCATATTGTCGTTTTATCAGGGTAATTTTCAGGAGGTAGCGCAGTGAGTGCACCGGCAACCATTCTTGATATGTGCTGTGGCAGCCGTATGTTCTGGTTCGATAAGAATGACGACCGGGCGATATTTAGCGATATCAGAAAAGAAGAGCACACATTGTGTGATGGACGACGCCTGATTATCAGTCCTGACCTGATAGCAGATTTTCGAGCATTACCATTTGCAGACGCATCGTTTCCGGTTGTTGTATTCGACCCTCCGCATCTTGAGTGTGTTGGTGATAAAGCCTGGATGGGAAAGAAATATGGACGGTTGAATAAAGATACCTGGCGTGATGATTTGCGGCAGGGATTTAAAGAAGCTTTTCGTGTGTTGTGGCCACATGGCGTTCTGATTTTTTAA